AAGAGTCTTTCAAAATGAAAAAACTGTCATGGAGGAAGTGTCTCGGTCTGAGTTTACCGCAGCGATTCCTCTTGAAGCATATGTGGATACATATGAAGGATTTAGTGGTGCAGGAACTTTATTGTCTAAGTTTGGTGTACAAGAAGTTGATGATTTAACCATTATTATCTCAAAAGAGAGATATGAATCTGTTGTTCAACAACAGGCAGCGTTAATTGATAGAACAAAACTCACATCTAGACCAAAAGAAGGAGATCTCATATATTTTCCACTTGGTGATAGATTATTTGAAATTAAGTATGTTGAGCATGAAAAACCCTTCTGGCAATTACAGAAGAATTATGTTTATGAGCTTAGATTAGAACTCTTTGCATACAATGACGAGGAGATTGATACTGGAGTCTCTGAGATTGATGATAATGTAATTGATGCTGGTTACATTCAAACTTTCAATATGGTTGGTGTTGGATCTACAGCAACTGCAATTACAACCTTGAATGATGGTGTTGTAAGAAGAATACTTGTAAACAGAAGAGGGTCTGGATACACTAGCACACCAAGAGTTGCCATAAGTTCTGCACCGACATCTGGTAGAACTGCTGTTGGTATTGCCTCAATGATTGGTGGCATTATTGATCTTTGTGATGCAAGTCCAGATAATCTCAGAGTACAGAAAGTTACCCTTGCAGATCCTGGATTTGGATATACATCTGTTCCTAGAGTTACCTTCCATGGTGGAGAGGGATCTGGTGCTTATGCAACTGCTCAAATAGCAGATGCTGCCATTGGTATTGTAACTATTACTAGTGGTGGTAGTGGGTATATCAGTATTCCAACTGTCACTGTTGTTGCACCTGGAATTGCAAGTACTACAATTGACGCCAAGATTACGGCAAGACTCTCTGGTCTAGGAACAATCACAGAACTTGTGATTGAAGATGCGGGCGGATACTATGAAGGAGTACCAGAAATTGTAATTTCTGGACCACAAAATACTGTTGGATATGGTACATATCTAACTAATGAAGATGTGGTTGGTTCTGCAAGTAGTGCAACTGGACGGGTTAATTCTTGGAATTCTGTAACTCAAGTTCTTAAGTTAAAAGATATTGTCGGGGAATTCCAGAGTGGAGAATCTATTATAGGTCAAGCAAGTGGTGCTGCTTACGCAAATATTAACCTAAATACATTTAATGTTCCTGAAGATGGTTACGCGCAGAATGTAACCATTGAACAGGAAGCAGATGCGATTCTTGACTTTAGTGAATCTAACCCATTTGGCAGCCCTTAGGAGATAGACCATGTTTGATCATTTTTATCACCAGATTTTTAGGAAGACGGTGATTGCATTTGGAACCCTCTTCAATGGTATTGAGATTAATAGGGATGGTGATGAGATCATCAAAGTTCCTCTTGCCTATGGACCTACTCAAAAATTCTTGGCAAGGATTGAACAGCAACCTGATCTGAATAAACCCATTCAAATTAGTCTCCCAAGAATGTCATTTGAGTTCACTGGAGTATCTTACGATAATAGTCGTAAGTTAGCGACTACACAAGCATATGCTGTAGCACCTAGAACAGATAAAACAGATATTAAAAAAATGTTCTTCCCTGTGCCATACAATATGGCATTTGAGTTGAATATTATGACACTTTTAAATGATGATGCTCTGCAAATTGTAGAGCAAATTTTACCATACTTCCAACCAAACTTCAATCTTACAATTGATTTGATTGAGTCTATTGGTGAAAAGAGAGACATTCCAATCACATTAGAAAGTGTATCCTTCCAAGATAATTATGAGGGAGATTACACATCGAGAAGAGTACTATTATATACGTTAAAATTTACAGCAAAAACTTTCTTGTTTGGACCAGTACCAGACAGCAGCAAAGATATCATCAACAGAGTTTCCATTGGTTTGGGTGCTGGAGATCCAAGTCCAGAAGCAACAAGATCTATTATATACAAAACTCCCGTTGCAACAAAAGCATACAATGGAAACGTTATTACTAATCTTGCAGAGGACCTCTCTGATTCCAGTACCTTAGTTAAGATTAATGACGATCAAAACATTCCAGTAAGATCTTATATCACTATTGATGATGAGACAATGTATGTTAAGAAAAAAGATGGTGGTGAGTTAACTGTTACTCGTGGAATGTATCGAACTACTGCATCTGAACACGTTGAAGGTGCTGGTGTTCTCTTAATTACCAGTGCTGATAATGATTCTGTTCAAGCAGGTGATGACTTTGGATTTAGTGGGTAATTGACATGAATGATAAATTTAAGGATCTTAACGATACATTTGATGTGGAGGCAGAGATTGTAAAACCAGAGAAGGAGAAGAAGGAGATAACAAGACCTTCAGAATCTGAAGATGTAACTAAGGATTATGAATACACGAGAGGTAACCTCTATTCCATCATTGAGAAGGGACAAGAGGCGTTGGATACTGCGTTGGAACTCGCCCAAGACAGTGGACAAGCAAGACAATTTGAAGTCGTCGGACAGTTAATTAAAAATGTTGCAGATGCGACTGACAAATTACTTGATCTTCAGAAGAAGTTGAAGGACTTAGACGCCGACGAAAAAGGCCCTACAAACGTAACCAACAATGCAATGTTCTTTGGATCTACTGCAGAGTTATCAAAGATGCTTAAGCAGCAAGCTAAAAATCTAAACGAAGATAAATAGAAAAAAAGTGTTTTCTAGAGATGCCTAGTTTTGAAATCAACCCTAAAGCGAAGAAGGGTTCCGAGAGAGATAAGAAACTCCAGAATAGAGCAGACGCTGGCGGTGTTGAAGGAAGAACTGCTGCAAAGATGCTGCAAAAGAAAGGTAAAGGACCTTCCCTCCCTGGACGCACCCAAGACATGAAAAAAGTGTCTGAAGAAGAAGTCGTACCTGGTATCAAACTTGTTGATATTATCCTCGGTGAAGAGAAGTGTGGTAAGGGAATGTACTACTGCTACACTGATAAGAAGTGCAAGAAGATGCCTGAGGGTTTGAAGATGGCTGCACGTTTTGGTGGTGGTGGTCATGAACCCCAAGAAGTTGGAATTGACAAACCTGTAGAGGGTGGAGAAGGCGGTAACGGTGGTAATGGTGGTGGAACTAGTGAATCCCTCTCAATTGAAGATGCTTTTGGTAATAAGTTCATGGAAGTAGTTGATCTAATCAAACCAGAGGATATTGTTGAGAAGTGTTGGAAGGGTTATACCCAAAAAGGCATGAAAAAGAAAGGTAATAAGGTTGTTCCGAATTGCGTTCCTGCAGAGGAAGTTCAGGTTGATGAAGCAGTAAGACTTCCTGCAGAATATGGCAACCTCTTAGCAGTTGTTGTCATGTGGAGAGGTAAGTCCCTTATGATGAAGATGTTCTTTCCTCATGCATCCATGCCTAAGAGAGAAGATGTTCAAAGAGAGATTGAGAAAGTTTATCCTGGTGGCAAAGTAACTCACTTCCATAGAACTGATCTTCCAAGTGAGTATTCTCCCCATAATGCTCCTATTGTAAGAGTACAAAAGGAAGAGGCATGTCCAAAGTGTGCTGGTAAGTGTGGTGAAGGTTGTGAATGTGACTGTCACAAGGTTGATGAAGCAGCAGGTGAGAAAGATGCTTGCTATAAAAAAGTAAAATCTCGTTATAGCGTATGGCCAAGTGCCTATGCATCAGGAGCACTATCTAAGTGTCGCAAAGTTGGTGCTAAAAATTGGGGAAATAAAACTAAAAAAGAACAGTTTGAGGGGGAAGACCGCCTGGGAAAGTAGAAGAAAAACTGAATATTAAGAAGGCAGACATGGGAAAAGTCATTGACGACTTCTATGATTCTGATGCTCCTCAATTTAAAGGTAAATCAAAAGAGAAGCGTCGTCAGATGGCAATTGCTGCCAAGTTGCAGGCAGACGAAGAAAAAGATCATGAAGTGTCTATGGCACAAGCACAACTTGATAAATCTTCAGAGAATATTAAAAAGTTAAAAAAGAAGTTAGGTAAAAAAGAAAAGAATATTCCTGCTTGGGTTCAAGCAAAGATTACTGACACTGAACACAATACAGATGCAGCGTCTGGTTATGTAAATAAAGAAGATTGGCAAAAAGTCAATCGTAAGGATAAAACAGATGGTCTGAGTCAGAAGGCAGTTAATGCTTATCGTAAAGAGAACCCAGGTTCCAAACTGAAGACTGCTGTTACTAAGAAACCTTCTCAACTTAAGAAGGGATCCAAAGATGCTAAGCGTAGATCTTCATTCTGCTCCAGGATGAAGGGTATGAAGAAGAGACTGACATCTGCAAAAACTGCAAGAGATCCAGACTCCAGAATCAATAAAGCACTTCGTCGTTGGAATTGCAACTGATGAAAACATTTAACCAGTTTATCTCAGAAGCAAGTGAGGGTGGTTCTCCATATAGAGAATACAAACCCAAACCTCAACCAAAACCCTCTCAACCTCCAGAGGGATTTGATGCTTTTAGAAAAAAATACTTGAAGAAAAAAGGTGATGAAAAAATCGAAGAAGGGAACAAAAGTGGTGATTCTTCTTTGCGTGACTGGTTTGGCAAGAGTCGCTCTTCTGATGGCACCCCTGGTTGGGTTCAATTGGGTGGTAAATACGCAGGAAAACCCTGTGCAAAACAACCAGGACAAAAAACCAAACCAAAGTGTGGTTCTTCAAAAATGAAGCGCAACCTCTCTAAAAAAGAAGAGGAAAGTGCATTTAGAAGGAAGAATAAAAAAGACAAGAATCCAAATCGTAAAGGTAAACCAATTAACGTTGCTACTGAAGTTAAAAAGAAGGGGAAGAAAAAATGAAATCATTCCAAGAATTTATGGGCGAAGAGTCCAACTTCAAACAACGAGATAAAGTAATGAAGAAGCATGGTGCTCGTTTGAGGAGTCTTGCTAGACAACTTCATAAAGGAGATACAAAAGGTGATGTTAATGAAAACGTAAACATATCTGGTAATGTCAATGGTAATATATACGTAAATTCTCAACAAGAACAACCACAAGAAGTTGGTGAGAATTATGTTGCTGACGTAATGTGGAAAGGAAGTCTATATAGACTTGAGATGGTTACTAAAACAGGTTTACCATCAAAAAGAGAATTGGGTGAGCAACTCCAGCAAGAATATCCAGGAGCTATTGTACATAACATTTATCCAGTAGAAGAAAAGAATTTTAATATCAAAAATGCAAGGAGATATCACCCATCAAAGTTAGAATGGATTGACTAATTATGGCACAGTGGAATAAGAATACACAAGACTTCTTGAATCAAGAGAGAAGTCTCTTTGAGGTTTATAATATCGCAGATCACTGGGGAAACCAAACGGACTGGAGACCTCAGTTTTCTGACAATAACAGACTAAAGGTTGCTCCCTTCCAAACAGTTTTCTTCAATACTTTCCAGTATGGTAAGGAGACTGATGTTTGGGATGAGAGTCTAGTTGGTGTTGCAACTGCTACTCATAATGCCTCTTCCAGTAATGTGATTATGGAAGTTGGTTCCACTGCTGGTAGTAAGGTTGTCAGACAGACTAAACAGGTAATGAGATACATTCCTGGTAGACCAGCAACTCTTGCATTTGCAGTTCGTCTAGAAACACCACAAGTCGGTATTCGCAGAAGATTCGGATTGTTTAATGAGACTGATGGTGCTTTCTTTGAGGATGATGGAGGCACATATTCTTATGTAATTCGCAGTAGTGCAACTGGTATCACCACAGAAACAAGAGTAACCAGAGAAAACTGGAATGGTGAAAAGTTTGATGGTAACGGATACACTGGTGTAACTGCAGATCCAACCAAACAACAGATGATTTCCATTAACTATGAATGGTATGGTGCAGGTAGTGTAACATTTAATTGGTTAATGAAAAATGAGACTATTATTAGTCATGAATTTCAAAACTCAAATGTCAATGATTTAGTTTGGTGTAGAAGTCCATTCCTTCCAATTCGTATGGAGATTGAGAATGTAACTGGTGTTGCTGGAACTCATTATCTTTATCAGGGTTCTAACTCTCTGATCCAAGAAGGTGAACCAGAAAAACTTGGTACTTTGTTGAGTGTCTCAAATTCCATCACTGGAACAACGATGCCTCTCGCAAACACTTTCTATCCAATCATCAGTTTGCGTCTTAAGTCATCTGCACTTCAGGCAGTTATGTTACTGAGATCTCTACAGGCAGTAACGAACGATAACACGAATGTGTATTGGAGACTTTACGAGAACTCAACTTTGACTGGTGCGAGTTGGGTAGATCATCCAGATCCAAACTCCTTTATGCAATATGATACTACAGCAACTGCACTCACTGGAGGAACAACACTCCTCTCAGGATTTACGATTGCTGGTGGTGCCTCTCTGGTTAATATTGATGATAAAGCAGCACTACAAATTGGAAGATCTGGTATTGGTACAATCAGTGATACTTATACTCTTGCTTGTGCAGCTCCTAATGTCAACAAAGCAGCACTTGCTGTTTTAAACTGGATCGAACAAAGGTAATAAATAGAAAAAAGATTTTGTAAAATGTCCATCAAAATAAAAACTGGTATTACTACAGTTGGAACTGCTGGAACTGACTTTGATGGTCAGACAGAAATTACCTTTTTCCAAGTCAGTGCATCTGGATTAACCTCAACTACTGTTATTAGAACTGATTCTTTAGGAACTGAAATTGGTAGATATTATATCAATGCAGTATCCGAATCAAAAGAAGTGACTCTTAGAAAAGAACCAACGGATTTATTTAAAACTGCATCTGGAACAATCGAAGGTGTAGGTATCGCAATTTATTGAGTAATTCATGGCTGTTGATCATTATCTTGGTAATCCGCTTCTAAAAAAAGCAAATACAACTCAAGAATTTACAGAAGAACAAGTTCTTGAGTTTGCAAAGTGTATTGATGATCCAGTCTACTTTGCAATGAACTATATCCA